GGAGTCCGCACAGAGTACCGTGCGCAATTTGGCCGGGTTCAATATCCGTTCCGAGAGGCCCAGCGGGGACAAGGCACTACGTGCTGAACCGTACTCTGTGCAGGTGGAGGCAGGGAACGTGAAGCTGTTGCGTGGGAAGTGGAACAAGGAGTTCATTGACGAGCATAAGACCTTCCCCCGTGGCAAGCTCAAGGATCAAATCGACGGGTCTAGTGGGGCCTTTGGTAAGCTCGCCAATGTGAGCGCAGGCCCCCAAGTCCGCTCGCTATAGGGTTTATTTCCGCTATAATCTGGGTTAATATACCCATAATCGCGAGTTATTAACGGCTCACCACGGAGGCCTCCGCACATGAGCACGACCCTTCTTACTGCCTCGGACAACGCCAGTAGTGCCGCACAGTCCGACGGCAGCAGCCACACTACCGTCATCATCGCCGCTGGTACATGGGGCGGGGGTACTCTGACCCTCGAGTACAGCTTCGACGGCTCTACCTTCGTAAGCTCCGGGGCGACCCTCACGGCCAATGGCGTGATTGAGTTTGTCGATCGGCCCGGCATGATCTGGCGCGTAACCCTTTCCGGGGCCACTGGTGGCAGCATCACGGCGGTGGCATACTAGTCGCGGACATGTCGCAGCGCCTACTCACAGAAGAGCGCGGAAAAGACGGGGCTGTGTCGTGGTCGTCTACGATATACGTCCCTGACAGCATCCCCCGGTCCTTGTTCGTTTGGGGCACGTTCGCCGAAGCAGAAGTCATCGTCGCCACATCCCCAGGCCCTCAGGGTCCTTGGTTCAGTGAGGACAGAATCACAGAGAATACGCGTTTGTCATTAGCCCTATCGCCAGGGGTCTTGGTCCGCGTGGGCGTGGTCAATGCCACAGAGCGCACACGCATTAGCGCTGAGTATGTGTAATGGCGAGCAACCGGTCATTCAACATCATTGAGCGCGGGGACTATAGCGCCACGCATGACTCCCCGCGTATGTCTAACCTGAACAACCATGCGGGACATTTTATCGTAACTCTGGACACCATCCCGGCCGGGTCGTTGACCTTGCAGGTGTTCGGGGTTAGCGAATCAGGAAGCGAGTACAAGATCTTCGAGACCCTTCCCATGGTTAGTGCTGGGGTCTACCGCTCCGTTATCTCCCCGTCCCAGAACTGCGTCCCGGGGATCGTGTGCCGCGACTTTCTCCCCGCCACGTATTTCTACCGCTTGGTCCACACCACCGCAGACACCTTGACATACTCCGCGGACATTGAGCTCGGGGAGGGTGGCTGATGTCCAAGTACCTCGACAACCGCGGCGACTACAACGTCCGCGTCCCTGCTGTAAAGTACCTCGATACCAACGGGGACGGCACCGGGACAACGAATGCCACGGGAGACTACGCCACTACCCCGACGACGTTCTTTTACGGGCCGCCCGCTGGGGAGGTGTACGTAGCAGAGAAACTGATTTGGCAGATCTCGGATAAAGGCGCTTTCGGGATAGACGTCTTCGGGGCGCTGGCGGCTGCTTTGCCGAACGGCGTGGAGATTGAGTTCTGGCGGCTGGGGCAGCTGGTACTTAAGCTGACTAACGGTGAGCCGGTAAAGACGAATGCTGGTATGACACGGATAAACACCGACTATCGGAAGATACCTTATACCAGCAACTACGAATCCGCTTTCGTATCCCTAAACGCAGAGTCTTTCGGCGGCCCTCTGTACATGGTCGGCGACCTGCAGGACCAGATACGTATACCGCTAACGGACAACTTCACCGGGCTCGACAATCAGTACTTTATTCTTTACGGAGTTTCCTGATATGCGCTTCAAACAACGCCTTGCCAACTGGCTCACTGACACCAAAGCGTCTACCACCTCGGCGCTCGTGTCGCTCGGGAAACTTGGCCGTGCCGTGTGGACGCCGAGGCAGTACGGTAAGCTGGCTGAGGAGGCTTACGTCAAGAATGTTGTTGCATATAAGTGTATCAATGAGATCATGACAGCCATGAGTCAAGTGCCGTGGCTGGTGCAGCGCGTAGATTCGTCAGGCAACGCTATGGACGCTGGAGAGAGCGCCTTGGCGGGCCTTCTCCGCCGGCCGAACCCGGAGCAGAGCGGCCCCGCTTTTGTCAGCATGTTCACTGGTTTCTATTTGGTATCCGGGAACAGCTACATCGAGGGGGTGTACGCACAAGCCTCGCAACCCCCTAAGGAATTGTACACCCTGCGCCCCGACCGTATGAGCGTAATAGCCGGGGAGAACGGGCCAGCAGGGTACGAATACAAGGTGGCCGGCGTTTCCCGCAAATGGGTGGGCGACGAAAAGAGCTACATCCGCCACATAAAGACGTTCCACCCGACCGACGATTGGTATGGTCTAAGCCCAATTGAGGCCGCAGCGTTCGATATCGATGTGCATAATGCAACGTTGGAATGGAATAAGGCCCTGCTTGATAATCGCGCCCAGCCCTCCGGCGCCTTGTCGTACAAGCCGACCCGCGACACAGACCCCAGCTTCCTGGACGATGCTAAATACGCCCGGCTCAAACAAGAGTTGGACAGCCATATCGGCTCATCGGGAAACGCCGGGCGCCCGCTTCTGCTTGAGGGGGGCCTTGAGTGGCAGAGCATGTCGTTCAGCCCGCAGGACATGGACTACATCAACAGCAAGAACACCACCGCGCGCGATATCGCCATGGCCTATGGGGTGCCCGCGCAGTTGCTTGGCATCCCGGGCGACAACACCTACAACAACATGGGCGAGGCCCGCGTGGCGCTGTGGGAGCAGACGGTACTCCCGCTCGCGTATCTATTGCGCGATGAGTTGAATGCATGGCTCGCGCCGCAGTTTGGTCCTGAGTATTACATCACGATAGATGAAGACGCAATACTGGCCCTCGCTCCGCGCCGCGCCGCTAAATGGCAGCAGCTACAGAGCGCGGACTTCCTCACTACAAACGAGAAGCGGGAAGCACTCGGTTACGAGCCGGTCGCGGGCGGCGACCAGGTACTCGCCCCTGCCAATCTCCTGCCCATTGCCTACACCACAGAACCAACAGGTGACGAGGGCGCCGCGGAAACAGAGAAAGATTTCGCTTCATGGCTGGTCCGCGAAGAAGGTTACACCGAGGAGAAAGCCGCTACCCTCGCGGCGCTGGCTTTTGAGGAGCAGCAATAGTGCCGCTCCCTGCCCCGCGCCAGGGCGAGGACGGCGAGGACTTCCTGGCCCGTTGCATGACGGACCCTGTGATGCAGGAGGAATACCCCATCCGCCGGCAGCGCTACGCGGTTTGTCAGAGCCAGCGAGAGAAGACAGGAGGCAAGGCAGTACTTAATCCGTCGAGCGCCCGGGAGCGTCAGCGCGAGATAGCCGTACAGCTCCGTTTGCAAGCACTCGCGGAACGCCGTGCCTTTGACACATTCGGAGCGCTGCTGCGAAAACAAGGTAATGCCGCCGCTGAGGCTTATGCGACGGGGCAGGAATCCGCTGCCGTTCGCGCTGTTGAGGATACCCGGCAAGAGGTGCGCCAGGCGTTAATAGCCACTCATAGTAGCGTGACTAAAACATTCGGCGGGCACGTCCGTGAGGGCCTGTTGGGATCGGCTAAGGACATTGACCTTCAATTCGAGGACGCGGTGCAGGAATGGCTCACGGTGCACGGCCTGGAGGCCTCGCAGGAAATTACAGGCACAACCCGCGATACTGTGGTTAACGCCATCGCGACGGGGCGAGCAGAGGGCCTAGGTGCCGAAGCCATTTCCCGGCGCATCCGTGATGAGGTGGGCGATGGTGCGGCAGCGGCAGCTAGGGCGCGCGTTATAGCCCGCACGGAAGTGCACAACGCGGCAACCTGGGCCAGCGACATGATGGCTGACCTGACCGGCTTGCGTCTGGAGCGCGAGTGGGCCGCCGTGGAGGGAGGACGTACGCGACCGAGCCACGCAGCCGCGGATGGGCAACGTCGCCCGAAGGGCCAGCCGTTCGATGTGGGTGGGGCAAAGCTCATGCGCCCTGGGGACCCGGACGGCCCTGCAGATGAGGTGATCAATTGCCGGTGCGTGGTTCTATATCACACCCTCGACTAGGATGCGACGAGGAAACGCGTCCGGTTTACTTATTGGATAAAATAGGCTAATATACGCATAACCTAGGTTTATCGCCAGACCCAAGAGGGCAGCGCATGCAGTCACACAAATCGGCAGACGCACTGGCGCACAGCATCCCAGAAGAGGCATTCGAGGGGGCATCAGACCATCTCGACGTGCCGCTTGAAATTAAAGAGGTCACCGCGGACGGGGTCTTTTCGGGGTATGGCTCCATGTTCGGTAATCTTGATCTTGACCGTGACGTGATAGCCCCCGGGGCCTTCTCCAAAACCCTCAAGCA